ATGAACGACGAAATAACTTCATTAAAAACTTAGCACTAGACCTTTCAGGTAACACATTGATTCTCTTTAATTACGTGGAGAAGCACGGCGAACCACTTTTTGATCTGATAAATAGTAGTGCGAAACCTGGTAGAAAGATTTTCTTTGTACATGGTGGTGTTAATGTAAAAGACCGAGAGGAAATTCGAGCAATTACCGAAAAGGAATCTAATGCAGTTATCATCGCAAGTTACGGAACTTTCTCAACAGGTATTAATATCAAAAAATTACATAACATTATTTTTGCATCACCATCTAAATCAAGAATAAGAAATCTACAATCTATTGGTAGAGTTCTTAGAAAAGGAGAAAACAAGAATAGTGCTGTATTGTATGACATCGCTGATGACATTAGTAATAATGATAAGTCACCGAACTATACCTTAAATCATTTATTTGAAAGGATTAAGATTTACAATCAAGAAAATTTTGATTACGAAATTGTAAACATTAAATTCAGAAAGTAGTATGCAAGAATTTTACGCAAGTATTAAACTAAAAAATGGTGAGGAGATGTTGACTATTGTCACAGAAACTTGTCCAGAAGAAGATTATATTAAAGTTAAAAATCCTATTGGAGTAGAAGAGTTAGATATTCCTGGCATTATTCAAGGATTAAAAATTAAGTTATGGATGAAACTCGCCCACAAGGATGAGTTTATTATTAATGGAGAAGATATACTAGCATTTAAAGAGGTAAGTAAAGAAGTTATTGCGTTCTATCATCATAGTTTACAGAAGTTAGAATTCAATGAAACAAACAGACAAAGGCAAATACCCCTACCAAAACCTAGAAGGACACAGGGACAGGTGCCGTTAGATAGAGACCTCGGTCTTATTTCTGACTTAGACGATGCAATAGATCTTTTAGAATACCTGTGGAATTCTGAATCTTATACTAAAGATAACTCTGATTAACTTATCTCTTTAAAGCTATAGTTTGTTTCTGAACCTTGACAAGGTTATTATACACATATCCAGGGTACTTGTCAAGTCCCTTAAAATATGTTATGATATGGTGAGAAATCCAATTTATAAAGATGCGTAAAGCAAAAGAACATTATGTAAACAATAAGGATTTCCTTCACGCTATTATTCAGTATAAAGATAAGGTGGCAGCAGCGAAGGAAAAGGGAGAGAAGAAACCGCCTGTGGGTGAGTATATAGGAGGATGCTTTCTTAAAATTGCACAGCATCTATCATACAAACCTAACTTTGTCAACTATATGTTTAAAGATGATATGATTGGTGATGGTATTGAGAACTGTATTACTTACATAGATAACTTTAATCCAGAGAAATCACAAAACCCTTTTGCTTATTTTACACAAATTATTTACTATGCATTTTTACGTAGGATACAGAAAGAAAAGAAACAGGTAGATATTAAAAACAAAATAATTGAGAAGTCAGGATATAGTGAGGTATTTACTGCTGACGAACATGGATGTGACTCTTCATATGAACAAATTAAAAATTCACTTGAGCAAAAAATGAGGTAGTAATGAAAGTTGTTATTATTACAGACCAACACTTTGGTATGAGAAAGGGTAGTCAAGATTTTCATGACTATATGAGAAAATTTTATGAAGAAGTATTCTTTCCTTTTTTAGATAAGAACAAAATTAATACAGTACTTGATTTAGGTGATACTTTTGATAATAGAAAAGCAATTGATTTTTGGTCATTAGATTGGGCAAAGAAAAATTACTATGATCTTCTATCAGATAGAGGAATAAAGGTTTATACTGTAGTAGGAAACCATACTGCTTATTATAAAAATACTCTTGGAATTAATGCTATTAACTTATTACTTCAAGAATATAAAAACGTTCATTTAATTGAAAAACCTGAAACTCTTAACATAGGTGGTCTTGACATATGTTTTATTCCTTGGATCTGTGTAGAGAATGAAACAGAAACCTATGATGTTATCTCAAATACTAAAGCAAATATTTGTATGGGTCATCTTGAACTCTCTGGGTTTGAAGCACATCAGGGTTATTACATGGATCATGGAATGAATAGAGAAGTATTTTCAAAATTTAAAAAAGTGTTTACTGGACACTTTCATCATAGATCACATTCTGAAAACATCTATTACTTAGGTAATCCATATCAAATGTACTGGAATGACTATGGTGATGTTAGAGGTTTCCATTTATTTGACACTGAAACTACTAAACTTAAATTTATTAAAAATCCTTATAATATGTTTGCTAAAATTTATTATGATGATACAGTAGTAGATCCTGATACAATAGATGAAACTGAATGTAACAATAAATATGTAAAACTTATTGTTGAAAAAAGAACTAACTATTATGCATACGATAATTTAGTTGAACGTCTTTATCAAACAGGTGTACATGATCTTAAAATTATTGATAACACTCAAGAAGAAATTAATCCCACTGGTGATATTGAAGTTGAAGGAACTCTTTCATTCTTAGAAAATTACATAGAGGAGATTGATTACGAAGATAAAGATACACTGAAATCAATTATAGGATCTATTTACTCAGAATCGTTACAATTAGAATAATGTATATACTTACTGTTAAAGGAAAAGAATCGGAAGGAGCATACGCTCCTATATTTAATAGGCAAAGTATTCTATACTTATTCACTAATCAAGATGATGCTGAGAGACATTCTATTCTTTTAGCAGCAGAAGATTATCCTGAAATGACTGTAGTAGAAGTAGAAGATGACGTTGCTCTTCACATTTGTAAACAAAATAATTATTCATACTGTATAGTAACACCTGACGACATTATTATCCCACCATATCAAGATGATTGAATTTAAAACTATTAAATGGAAAAATTTCCTGAGTACAGGAAACAATTTTACTGAAATTAATCTCAATAAACATAACAGAACTTTAATCATTGGTGAAAATGGTGCAGGAAAATCTACTATATTAGATGCACTTTGTTTTGGATTATTCAATAGACCATTTAGAAAAATTAATAAATCACAATTAGTTAACTCTGTAAACCTTGCTGACTGTAAGGTAGAAATAGAATTTAACATTGGTAAGGTTGCATGGAAAATAAATCGTGGCATGAAACCACTTATCTTTGAAATCTATAAAAATGGTTTACAATTAAATCAAAGTGCATCTGCAACAGACCAACAAAAATGGTTTGAACAAAACGTTCTTAAGTTAAATTATAAATCGTTTACACAAATTGTAGTTCTTGGATCTTCTACGTTTGTTCCTTTTATGCAATTATCTGCTCCAGGTCGTAGAGAAGTTATTGAGGACGTTTTAGATATTAGAATTTTCTCAACAATGAACACTATTCTTAAAGATAGAGTTAAAGAAAATAAGGAGGCAGTGTCTGAAATTGATCATGCTATCTCTATTTTAAAAGACAAGGTTGATGTCCAAAAAAGATTTATTGAAGATTTAAAGAAACAAAGTCAAGATAATGTGGTGCTTTGGGAAGAGGAAATTAATAAAATGGAACTTGAGATTGAATCTAATCAAAGTGAACTGGATCGTTATTTGGAAAATATTGATACACTGACTAAGAATATGAATGAATTTCCAAGTCCTCAAGAAGAAATTAATAAGTTAAATGAATTTAATATTAAGTTTCGATCTAAGATAAAAGATATGGAAAGTACAATTAAATTCTTAACTTCTAATGATGTGTGTCCTACTTGTAATCAAGAAATTACTGAGGATTTTAAAAATGAAAACATTAAGGTTAGTAATAAAAAGATATCTAAACTTGAATTTGCTTTAACTGATATTGAAACTAAAGAGAAAACTTTGAGTGATAACTTAAGTAAACGTAATTCATTTCAAAAAAAGATATCTCACAATCAGAATAAAATTAATAATTGTTTATCTACTATTAAGTGGAAACAAAATAAAGTAAAAGAAACTGAGGATCAAATTAAATCCCTAAAATCTAATACTGATAGCGTAGATCGTGAACGTGAAAAAATGAAAACCCTTATTGAACAGGGTAAAAGTCAAGAAATTCAACGTAGGCAAGTTGGTAAACGTTCTACAGAGTTAAAAATTATTTCTGATATTCTTAAGGATAGTGGTGTTAAGAGTACAATTATTAGGAAGTATCTTCCTGTAATGAATAATCTTATTAATAAACATCTTCAAGAACTTGAATTTTATGTTAACTTTAATCTTGATGATACGTTTAATGAAACAATCAAATCCAGATATAGAGATGAGTTTTCATATGCATCATTCTCTGAAGGTGAGAAGATGAGGATTGACCTTGCACTATTGTTTACTTGGAGAGAAGTTGCTAAACTTAAAAACTCTGTTAACACAAACATATTAATCCTTGATGAAATTTTTGATAGTTCTCTAGATGTAAATGGTACAACCGACTTTATAAATATCCTCAGAACTGTCAATGATGGTAACAATGTCTTTATCATATCACACAAAGAAGACATGCTTCATGACAAGTTTGATAATGTTATTCAATTTAAAAAGGTCAAGAATTTTTCTAAACCTTTTCAGACAGTTAAATAAGTGTCACAAGGACTGCCGACAAGGTGGTCCTTTCTTGTTACTATATGTTTAGTTAAAGAGGTAACATGAAATTTGAAATCAAAGAAACTCTTGCTAAACTTTTGGCAACAGAGAACTTGATTGTTGAACACCGTAAAGTAAGTACTGCATTTTTTAATGTAGAAAAACGTGTTCTTACTCTTCCTATGTGGGAGAAAGCATCACCCTTAGTATATGACTTATTAGTAGGTCATGAGGTTGGTCATGCACTTTATACTCCTAATGTAGATTGGAAAAAAGGTGACTATCTTTTAGTCCCTGCAAGTTTTGTTAACGTTGTTGAAGATGCTCGTATTGAGAAACTTATGAAACGTCGTTATCCTGGATTATGTAAAACTTTTTACAATGGATATCAAGAATTAAATGACGATGACTTCTTTATGTTAGAAAATGAAGACATGTCTTCTATGTCATTTATTGATCGTCTCAATCTTTATTATAAAATTGGTGCTTACCATATGATTGAGTTTTCTTCTGAAGAACAACCATTTGTTAATCGTACTGGTAATGTTGAAACATGGGAGGAAGTTCTTGAATTGAGTAAAGACATCTATGATTACCTTAAAAGTACACAACAAGAACCTGTTCCTCAAAAAGTAAAGCAAGAGAATATAGATAAAAATAATAAAAATGAAGAATCAAATAGTACTCCTTTTGATGTAGAAACATCTTCTTCTGAGCAGAACCCTATTACAAACGATTCTGAAGGGGTCTCAGAGGACGCTGACATTGATGATCCTAATTACAAAAATGATCTTGGTGATACAGAAGTTCCTATTGAAGGTGATTCATCAGAAACTGGTGGTGAAACTTTTACTAATGAGTTTGAATCTGCAACAGATTCTGCTTTCCAAGAGAATCAAAAACAATTAATTGATAGTTGTTCTCAAGAAACTGTTTACTTGTCTGTACCTGACAAGATTGACATTGACAGAATTGTTGTAGATTGTGATAAACTTCAAAATTACATTACTGATTTTTATCAAAGTGAAAGGTTTACTGATCCAACAAGTGGAGATTCTTATGAATACAATTCTAGAATTCTTCAAAGAAATGAACAAAGTTACCGTAAATACAAGAAGAGTGCTATCAAAGGTGTTAACTATCTTGTAAAAGAATTTGAAATGAAAAAATCTGCAGATGCTTATTCTAGATCTGCAGTTTCTAAAACTGGTGTTCTAGATTGTACTAAACTTCATACTTACAAGTTTAATGAAGATCTTTTTAAGAAGGTTACTATTCTTCCTGAAGGTAAGAATCATGGATTAGTTTTTGTTCTTGACTGGTCTGGTTCTATGTACAATGTTATAAATGATACTGTAAAACAACTTTTAAATTTATTGTGGTTCTGTAAAAAAGTTAATATTCCTTTTGAGGTTTATGCTTTTACATATGAATTTCTTCCTAGTGAAGAGGATTTTGAATCAGTTGATAAAAAGATTTTGAAAGAAATTCAAGATCTTAAAGAAGATGATTTGTACCTACACAAGTCATTCCGTCTTCTTAATATATTGTCTCATACACGTTCTAATTCTGATTTTGAGAATGACTGTTTAAACTTGTGGCGTCTTTCTTCTTTCACTCGTTTCTATGGATCTGACATGATTCCTCTTGGATTATCTCTTTCTGGAACTCCTCTTAATGAAACTATTGTGGCACTTCATAAAGTTCTACCTAAGTTTATAGAAAATACTGGAGTTGATAAAGTCAATACAGTGTTTTTAACTGACGGTGAATCTAATGGTATTGGTCGTGTTGTTCGTATGAATGAGGAATACTTTCCAGAAAGGGAATTTGGTAAACTAAATGTAGGTAGTAATTGTCAACTTCGTGACTTTAAAAAAGGTCGTACATATAAATCCTTTTATGACCATCAATGGGAAACGAGTGTTACTAAAACTCTTCTCTGTAATTTAAAAGATAACTTCCCTAGTGTTAACTTTATTTCATATCGTGTGGTAGAATCACGTGACGTATCTAGTGTTCACTGGTACTATACTGGTAATTATTCTGAAACCAGCAAAAAGAAGTGGGCAAAAGAAAGGTCTGCTATCTTAAATACTACAGGTTATGATGCCATGTATGCCATTGCTTCAACCTCGTTGAATCAATCTGATGACTTTGAAGTTGCTCAAGATGCAACTACTGCACAAATTAGAGCAGCATTTAAAAAGTCACTCAAGTCCAAGGCAGCAAATAAGAAAGTATTATCTTCCTTTGCTACAATGGTCGCTTGACAAACTGGCACAATGGGGGGTGACATACTCTCCATTTGCTATTATAATACAAACATACACAAACAATTTTTATCATGCCTTTCGCTCCTATTCCTGTCTCAACTCAAGACATAGTTACTTACCTTA